ACTGTTAAAACCTGACCAGTTGAACCAATGCCTAATCTTGCAGGTGTTGAACCACTTGATGAATAAATTGTGTCGCCTGTTGTGGTCATTGGGTTGGTCATACCACCACCAATTGCTACCCAAGCAGAACCATTATAATAAACTGTTGCATTTGTGTCTTTTAAGAATGCTACTTGACCTTGTTGTGGTGAAGTAATTGAAGCGTCTCTAGCAGCCGCATTTGCGAATACCAACACTCCTTGCATTAAATAACCATTTACATCCGGTGCTGTTAATACATCACCAGTTGCAAAGGTTTTGAAACCTTGTCCTGCTGCCATTTGTTACTCCTTAGTAGCTTAGTATATTGGTACCTAGTACCCCATACAAGCTAGATCCAATTATGAATCCATCTATTATAGGCTCTAGGGTGGTAAAAGTCGTCTTCCATGAGTTCACAGATATTGAGTGTTGAACGCCAAATACCTGCAAATTCTTGGTAATGCTTGATGTTCCTACCACAGCAGGCTGGGTGGTAGTGATGCTTATTGGGTCAAAATAATCAAGATCTAAAGCTGCAATAATGCCTGAATTATAACTAGGATAATAAAGATCTAAAGTCATGGCATCGCACCGAATGCTAGTTTCAGCCCTAGAAGCCACATAGGCTAAAGCATAATTAAGTGCAGTACTTGTATCTTGCATTAAAAGATCATTTTGGGTATAAGAGTGAACAAAGTACTTGGTTATGGATGCTGAATTTATAGCTGTTTGAGTTGCCAATCCTGTAGCTGTAATAGCAGCCTGATTAACTACCTGAGCATCATTAAGAAGCCACATGGCATTGTAATAAGAAATGTTTGTGCCGTCATCATTGAATACTGTTGGCGTATTATTAGGTGAACTTGTGCAATAATTTCTATTCTTAAAAGTAGCAATACCATTAGGATCAATATAAAAAGCACCATATTCGGTAGTTTGACATACTTGAATAGCTGCTAAAGCACTTCTTTGAGTACCAGGGTCTGCTTGAACCGTAGTATTTCCAGTTTGAATATCTCTAAGAGATGTTGGCCAGCCCACTTGATCTAAGATTCTTCCAACTCTTGTACCAGCATCTTCACCTGCTACTGCACCGGTTACGGTAGTAACTAAAGCATTGGAAAGAAGTCGCATTCCATCAATAGCGGTAATTGTGGTATAAACCACATCTCCTACAAATTTAGGAGTTATTGTGTTATAACCTGTTATGTATCCTGAAAAAATTGGGTAAGTAGTACCGCTATAGGTAGCTGTAATTTGAACTTTACGCATTGGACTAAGAAGGCCATAATAAGGACTAGAAGTATTTTGTGGGTTGAAATCACCGTTCTGATCAACAATACGCATAGTAAGAGTACCTGCTTGGAATTGATCAGCAGATGCGTTACGGCCTCTAGTTGTTTGGATCTGATCTAACTGATCTGATACATCAACAATTACAGATGAACCATCGGCAAGAATGTTTGTGCCTAAAATACCTTGTCCAAGAATAAGGGCTTGACCAAAACTTGCTCCGGAACTGAAGTTAATAAAAGCATTAACTGTTGGAATTGCCACTAGAACCCATAACCAGCAGGAGTCTGTGAATATCCGCCTTTATTTATATCAATTAAAGCCTGTTGAATTATACGAACCATTTGAGCAGAATCAACTACATTGGAAGCATCAACAGTTACATTGTTAATTGTAGTACCGCTGCCTGCTTGACCAAATGGTGTACCTATAAAGTTACCTGCATTGTCTGAATTGCCAATACCAGATCCACTAGCCTGACCAAATGGAGTTCCTACATAAGTACCAGCTGCATCAAATCCACCTTGCGCTCCAATATAAGGTGAGGCTGTACCTGTAAATACTGGATTTTGTGAAGGTGAGGTTGCAATTAAAGTTTGTATTTGTGTGCTCGCTTTTAATTGAGCAATTTGACCAATTAAATCTTGAATATATTTAGGCCATTCTGAAAATGGGTTTAATGCTTTTGGTAAATTAGAAATAGTTTTAGCAAGATCAGTAGTTTGTAATTGAGATATTAACAACTCTTGGCTGAGTTTATCTGCTGCATCTGCATTTTTGGTTAATAATGCTAGTTGAAGATCAAGTCTTAAACGCTCATTGTCAGTAATTTGACCTTGTAAAGCAGCATAGATTTGTATTTGATCAAGATCAAAAAGCGTACCTGCTCTGTCTAATATTTTGCCAGCAGCGGCTAACTTCTTTGCTGAATCTAAAGCAGCCTTTTGTTGAGATGTTTGTAGTTTTAATCTCTTTTGATAAGCATCGTTAATTTTATCTTGTTCGGCTTTTTGTTTAGCAGCAGCTTCATAAGTCTTAGTGTTGTTTTTCCATATTTCATTTTGAATAAGAAGTCGTGTTTCATCAACCCCAAGAAGATAATTCCACCCTTTCGTTACTGCACTTAGGGTTGAATTGATAAAGCCAAGTCCTAGGTTATCTAAGAAGTTTCCCGTTGATAATTGAGCTAATTTTATTAAAACTGCATCAACTGTATAACCAAAGTTTTCCATAGCATTTGTAGCACCACCGATACCACGATTGCCAGTTGCTTCTTCAAAAGCCATAACTAGGCCTTGGCCTACAGTTACTTTTAGGTTATCAAAGGCTACATTTAGAATGTCTATCTTGCCTGCATAAGTCTCAGCATAAGCAGCGGCTTGTCCACCTTGAAGGATTGCCAGTTGCTTAGTAATTGCTTCCATGTCTTTTGTAGCAAGCGTGGCTGCATCAAGACCAGCATTAAGATTACCTAGTCCTTTAGTATTACCTCTATATCCAGCACTAAGGGCATCAACTACTTCGGTTAAATTTTTAGTTGTGCCTCGTGATACATCTACAGCTAGAGCAAGATCTTTTTGAGCCTGGGTTGCATCTCCTGTTGAAGAATAAAGTTGAGTAAAAGCATCTGTTAAAGCCGTATCAGCAACACCTGTGGCAACAGATAGTCGTTTGATTCCTGCTATAGCATCTGGGAATGCCATTAAAGACCCAGTATTTTTAAGGGTTACATTTAATGCTTTGGCACTTGCCTCAGCTTCAGTAAATGCTTTAACTGAGTTTTGACCAAATGCAACTATCTTGTGAACAGCAAAAGCAGCAGCAAAAGTCTTACCAACTTTCTGTACTGTCTTCTCAAATTGAGATAAATGCTTTTGTCCTTTAGTAAGAGCTTTACCGTCAAACTCGCTTACAACATTGACAAAGATATTTTCCATTTTGGCCATTATAATTTTGCTCTCTTATTAAATTCTGTAATTGCACTATTGATTGAATTTATTACAGCAGGTATAACCTTGCCGTTTTGCTTAGCCCATGCTCGATAAATCAATCTTCCCTTAAATTTGCCAGCGCCTACTAATTGTCCACCCATTGAGTTAATAAATCTTAATCCTGCTTGTGGGTTATCTGAATGAGAGTAACTTCCCCCACCTTTACCTTTTGCACCTACCCATGGCTGACCACTTGGATTCTTACGACCAGCTGTTTCATAAATAGCACCGGCAGGTGTTGTATTTACAATCCTGTATGAAGATCTAAATCCTTTATCGTTAGCCTTTGTACGACCCCTACGATAAACAATACCTTTTTTAACGGTTGCAGCATCAAAGGCTCTATCGGTATCAGCCCACACGCCAGTTTGATTCTGCCATTTAGATAAAACTTTGAATGGCACATAATCACGAGCTTCATTACGGACAGGCAGCATGACTGCACTTATTTCGCTATTCATTTTCTTATAAAGATCGGGCGTAAATTTACGCATGGCTTTCTGAGTGTTAGCGAGGCCTTTTAGCTCGACTGGCATTCTTCATTGCCTCATTTCGATCTTTTAAGACTTGGATAATGTTATGAAACATATCCTTATCTAATTCTGTTAAATACTGAGGGGCGATACCTGTTTCGACTGCCACAGCGGCAATCGTGTAGGTCATCGAACCTCTATCTAAAAATTTGCTTCGTCATCCAATACTTCGACCTTAGATAGTGTTTCCACGAATGCTAGGCCAAAAATAGGTACAGTTACATCTGCCCTTCGCAAGCATTCCCAAGCCAACCAGTAGATGTCCGACTGGCGTTCTTGCTCGCGAAAGGTCTTATGTATTCCAGATTTGAAATGTAATTCAAAGGCCATTTCGATCGCTGGGGTAATCGAATGATCCGATACCTCTCCAGTAGCCCTTGTGATTCGAAGTTTAGCCATTGTTTTCTATCTCCTTAGAATGATCCTGTTGTAGTTTGTACAACTGTTGAGTTACATGTGAAGGATTGGCTGGAGTTTGAAATATCTCCAACTGCACCGTTCAATGGTGTCAAGTTGTTAACAAGAATGCTAACAGTATAAAGAGGATTTGTCGCTGATACTGCAGTTCCCTTTACAGGAAGTAATACAGCTGTAACAGTAGTTCCATAAGCAGCCTGTAGGGTTGCTTGTACGCTTGCTGCTGCAAAATCGTTTAAGAAGTTCAAAGTTAGGGTGCTTGCTTCCAAACCTTTCACCATCTTATGTGCTGAGTCTCCTAGCGCGGTGACCTCCAGCTCATCAAAGTTCTGTGTAAGTGTTACTGATGTAATGTGGTCAGATAGATCAACTGAGTTAATCTTTACGCCAACATTATTTTGTAGAAATATGGCCATTATTATTCCTTATCTTTAGTAGGTGCTTGTACTGCTGGCTTTGGATCTTTAATCTGACCGATCTTGATTAAAAACGCCAAATTCTCTGCTGTTGTATCTTCTGCCATGTTAACTCCAACTCGTTAGTATGTCGAAACTTAGATCGCAAGAGAGAAGGTCTCCCGATGCTAAGGATATTACAGATGGTGCTGAAAAGGCTGGAGCGTTATACACCAAGCCTGATGCGCTTAATTTTTGATAAACAGCAATCATAAAATCTTCTAGATTTATAAGGTTGCCTTGATTATCGTAGGCTGGCGCAAAGAGTGTGATTTTGAAATGTGCTGTAGGGCTAATAGTTAAATTTGAATTATCGTTAGTTGTCAAATAGGGATCGTTTGGAGAAATAACTATTGAATTTGCTTGTGGGGCAGATGGTGGGTATGAAAATACTGACCAGACTGTCGGGTTGTCTAAGGCTGTTGCAATAGTTGATCTAAGGGTAGTGATTGCTACTGTCATTAGCCGACCATTGATCTAGGGCCGGTATATGGGGCTATAAGACCCATTACCCTGCTCATTAAACTTCTTCCCATCTGGAAAGGACTTGGTTGAAAGTCAACGGCAGATCCACCTGTAGCTGGAGCCTGCCGTGCCTGCCACACCGCTACGGCTAATTGCATGGCAGCCTCACGAACAGCTGGAGTTGAAGCATAAGAAGTTTGTTTTGTATCTACGCCAGCCGCTTTACCGTAAGGCACAATAAGATGATAGGGATCATCAGCAGCCGTAACGCTAAACTGAATAAGACTATAGCCACGAGGAAAATTAAAATTATTCCAAGGGAAAAAAGTGAAATAAGGAAAAGTGGTAGAGCCAACAGACCAAGGAAAAGTTGAAGTAATAACTCTTGAACCGTTGTATGTAGACCCACAGTTAGAG